GTAGACGTTTGTTGATGTCGTTCATCGTCATGTAGTCTGGATGGTTCCGAGGAACTTCTCCTGACCATGCGATCGCTCGCGCAAGCGTATTGCGGAGCTCTTGCCTCGCGTGCCTATAGCACCTTACCTCTTCAGGTCTCATCACTCGACCTAAGGGGTTCTCTAAGCCAAATCTCGTGACAAAGTCACAAGGAGAGTTGGCTTCGTTTTCCACAGTAGAACTATAAGAAAAAGAAGAAGCCATAAGTGTTCGCACCCGGCAGCTACCAGTGTGGCTGGATGGGCTAGGGCGCAAAAAGCATAGGGAGTATAATTAAACTCCACCCCTTACCAACTCAGAGCAGATTAATCCAGTAAAGCTCAAAAGTAACAATCTAGATCTAAAACCAAAGTGATGTGTTGTGTTGTAAAATGCGCACAAGATACAGACACTCAATCACCAGATAATAAATTTCGAAAGTTACGATTTTACCTCTGGTCTTCACACGATGGGGAAATTAAGACCTGAACAAACATATATTAACGGACCAAGATAGTAATGAAGAACAAAATCATCGCCGGCACCGACAAAGCAGTCGATGTATGAACCAGCAACAACAGGAAAAACAGAATCAGCAGTAGAAGAACAGATGATATCAAGACTGGAAACAGAGTAGAAGCGTGTAGATAATAAACCTTTAGGATTATAAGTAACTAAATTGGTAAAACCTGAAACAAACGGTGCTTCCAATTCGAAAGCAGGAGTATGAGAAAAGTTGTTAACAGCAGAACCATAGGAGAAAGCAAAGAAAGGAAACTGAATAACTCCATTAATAATGGCAGTTGATGAACCTAATAGATTATGATAAGAATAAACAAGTAATTGAGCATTTTTAGATACAGGCGAGATAAGTTTATAACGAATAGAACCTCTCCACATTGCGAACAAAGAATTTATAAAAGAAAATAAATTAAGAGGTCTATTATCAGTGTTAGAATTTACATTAAATGTTAAAGTGGGATTTTGGGGAATACGAATACGCACACAAGCGGGAGCAACAACCATCGGATCGGGCAAACCAAAGCGAGAATGAAAGCCAAAACGACGAATGAGGTTCTTAATATTCATATGGGACTCACCTGCCTGATACATTGAAGGAGATTTAACAATTCCAGACCCGTGCGAGAGTATATTAGCAACGGGTTTAAGAATCATATCTTCACCTTCAATGACATCACCAGGAACTTGTGTCAAACCACATTCAAAAACTTCTTCTAGATTTTCGTCGGTTAACGGATTTATAGAGGACAGAACAGGATTCACCAATTCTGGTTGAGGAGGACAAGGGCCAAATAATTCAAAATCATCAGCCCCGGACATGAGAACATTGATATGAATAGCAGCGGGAGCATTATTATTAACAATTAATGGATTGAGAACATAAATAACTACAGTGCCGGAAACCCCATAATTATTACTGCGAAAATGTTGATTGATTTCCTGTGTAGCATCATAGGGATGTGTACATTTACGATAAGGAGTTCCACTATACCAAGGCACAACGAACTCAAACTCTTTCTTAGCTTGCAAATCCATTATCATATTAGGAACAGAAGTACCAGCAGCAGAACTAGGAGCATCGGCTAAAAGACCAAAGAATTGATTAGGAAAGAAAGAAGCACGGAGACGACCAGCATGAAATTGCGTAGAAACAAAATCAAAAATGAAACGAATACCACCTCGCCAGTATTTAAATCGAGATGCCCAAGCTCCAAGGTTGGAGAAAGAGCCAATATAAGTGGTTGAGGAATAAGCTTCTTGTATGTGATAGTTAGGAGTAACAGGTAAAAGAAACAAAGGTGTATCGGAACCCTGTGTAGAGGACCAATCCTGAATAGAAATTACAGTAGGAATTTTGAGTATCGGAGAAAGATCAGATTCTTTATGAGCATCACCAGCTATTTCGGATGGAGTTTGGGTTTGAGAACCTTCAAGAAGAGACAATCTAATAGAAGAATCAACACCAGAACCATGGGAGAAAGGAGCAAGCATACGATTACAAGGCAAAATGACTTCACCAACAGAAAGAGGGCGATCGAGATCTTGTAAAACTTTAGCTACACTGCCAACGGCCTTCAGAGTAGAACTAACCATAGTAGGAGAGCCAGAAGCAATAGCAGCACCTGCTTTAAAAGTATCAGTTGCAGCACCAATAACGTCGGTTAAACCACACTCACGAACAGAAAACAAAGGAGTTTCCAGATCATGTTGAGCGGTAGGAACATGTACACTAGGATTCTGGGCGTAGATAGATGGTGTGACATAGACAGATGTTGTAGTACCAGTAGAGACTTCTAAAGGATTAAAAACAATGAAATGGACACGCCCAAGTGAATTTTCACGTGGATCTTGAGTATTTACAGATGAATAGTTAAGACGAAAATAGTCGAGAAAATGACGGTATGGAATGACTAATTCCACAACTTTCGAGTCAGAAGGATCTAACCAAACATGAGGAAGTACCATTAAATTATAAAAAGACATACAATTATTAGAACTACCACCAGAAGCAAAAGGACGGTTATTAAGAGGATCAAAATAAACAAGTAATCTCCCTTGTGAAAATTTAGGAGAATTTAATTGAAGACGGAGAGTCCAATCAGCACGAAGAAAAGACATAAAGCTGAGTAATACAGAAATAGGAACAATAGAAAGATTATAAATAGAACGTGGAATATCAAAAGAAGCAATTATATTTTTGGCAGCGGTAGCAGTAGACCATTCAACTGTAGGGAGTTGAACAGGACGAGTAAGAATTTCAGAAAGGAGCCATTTTTGTTCAGGCATGTTAACAGAGTCAACATAAGAAGAAGAAAAAGTAGGTTCAGAGGCAAAAACTTTAGAAGAAGAAACTTCACGCTCTTCAGCAAAGAAGACGTTAGTGACTTGTTCTTGAACTTGCACCTCCTCACCGGCACCTTTAGAAGTATTTATTTGAAAATTATTAGAGTTAAGACTTGACATAGTTTTACACAATGAAGATAAGAATAGGAGCTATATTAGCAAATAAAACATCCGAAGATAAAATTAGTTTAGTAAACGAAAGGAGAAATCCAATGGCTTAATACAGGTTATATATTCGGTTCCGGGTAGGCAATTAATACTGATTGTACGTGAAAACGGACAGCCAGGAGCCGTAGCACCAGCATTGAGCAATAGTGAAAACTAAAGACCATAGCTTCGTTAAATAACCC